TTGTATCTACCCCTAACGGGTTGAATCACTTCTATAAATTATGGAATGATGCAGAGAAAGGACGAAATAGTTATAATTCTATTGAAGCTCATTGGTCAGAAGTCCCTGGTAGAGATGAGAAATGGAAAGAAGAGACCATTTCAAACACCAGTGAACAACAATTCCAACAAGAATTTGAGTGTGACTTCCTAGGTTCTGCAGGTTCACTCATCACGGCAGCCAAACTTAAGACTTTAGTCTATGAGGAACCTATGACAACCTCTGGTGGTCTTGATGTTTACGAACCACCTATGAGGGACCATGAGTATATAATGACCGTGGATGTATCACGGGGCATGAGACTTGATTACTCTGCATTTATTCTTGTAGACATCACATCATATCCACATAGACTGGTTGCAAAATATAGAAACAATACAATCAAACCGATGTTGTTTCCAGATGTGATTGTAAAAGTATGTAAGACTTATAATAACGCGTGGATTCTATGTGAGGTAAATGATATTGGTGACCAGGTTGCATCTATTATCTTTTATGATATGGAATATGAGAACCTACTTATGACATCAATGAGAGGTAGGGCAGGTCAAGTTCTAGGACATGGGTTCTCTGGAGGTAAGACTCAACTTGGACTTAAGATGGCGAAGGCTCCTAAGAAACTTGGATGTAGTAACCTCAAACAGATGGTGGAATCTGATAAGGTTATCTTCAAAGACTTCCAAATTATTAACGAGCTTACCACTTTTGTTGAGAAGAGAGATACGTTTTCTGCTGAAGAGGGTTGCCATGATGACCTCGTGATGTGTATGGTTATCTATGCTTGGGCTGTTGCTCAGGACTATTTTAAAGAGATGACAGACCAGTCAGTACGTGAAGAACTATACGAGAAGGATAAGACATCACTAGAGGAGGATATGTCACCGTTCGGTTTTATCACAGATGGAACTGAAGCAGATACTTTTGTAGAAAAAGATAAGGGTCTAGTGTGGACTGGGGGTAGTCAGTATGACGAATATGGTATGCCTTACAGTCCATATCAGTGGGAAGAAAGGACCTACGGAGGTAACCCAAATTGGTGGTAGGGATATTATAAAGTTCTACCATGAGTTCTTATCATAAAAATATTTAGGGTAGTAGTGTAAACCTAGGTAAATCTAAATACTTTTGAATATCCTATATTCGGAGTTAGAAGATGGTTATTAAGACCGCATCTCCTGGTGTTTTTATTAAGGAAACAGACCTTACTAGAGGTACAGCAGATGCTATTACACAAAATGTAGGTATAGTTGCCGGACCTTTCCAGAAGGGTCCAGTCGATCAACTTACCTATGTTACACAGGAAGTAGAATTTAGAAGAATTTTTGGTGATCCTACTGATGAAAACTATGAATACTGGTGGTCAGTAAACAACTTTCTAGAGTATTCTGGTACTTGTTATGTTGTTCGTTGTGATGATAGTGCTGGTGATGCAGTAGATAATGGAGCAGGTGTAGTACACCCTCAGAAGATGAGGAACTCTACTTCTGCATTCACTATGGGAGTTGGAACTGTACCACTCTCTGATGTGTACATGAAGAATGAAGATGAGTATATTACAAACTATGTTGAGCAAGAACAAATTCTACCCAACGCTGGTGAATTTTTCACTAGAAACCCTGGAACCTGGGCGGATGGTCTTGCCGTCGCAGTAATCGATAAAGGTGCTGACTATCAACTCACTCTAAGATCACAGTCCCCAAGTCTAGGGGGTGGTGTTGACTACCATAATGCAGGTAATGCAGCAGTTGTTTCTGATAACGAAGTAGTAGCAGGTAAGGCAGTTAACAGTTTAACTGATTTTCTTGATGGTGGTTCTTCACAGAGTGCAGGTACAGCAACAGTTACTGCTACTACCTTTGATACTGGTGTAATCCCAGTGTTCTCTAGTGAACTAGAGACTGGTGATAGTATTTCTAAGTATGGTAAAGTTCTATTCAATGTAGATGCTTCCATCACAGACCCAGTTGCATACTTTGTAGACAGACCAATCGTTCGTGTTGGAACTTCTGTTGGTGTTGTACTTGAGTATAATAATTCAGATGTAAATAATACCTACCTTAAGGTTGCTTTTGTTAAGGATGCCGACGGTGGTTATGGTGATGCATTTGACAATACTGCATTCGATGATGCTATTGTCAATATCGGAACCAGTCTAAGAGTTGGTAGTGTCAAAGCAGTATACGAACTTGGTGACTTCCTATACTACAGTAAGGATAGTAATCAAGTTGTTAATGTAATTATTAACAAGGAAACATTCACTAGAGACCAAGGTATTGCCTGGTTCTGGCCTAACCGTCCTTTCGATGGTGAGAAGGTATACAACGGTAAGACTGCACTTGACCTACAGGGTGCACCTGTTACTGATCTTGATGGTAATTTTATAACACTACAAGGTCCTGCTCTTACAGCAAGTTCAACAGTAGATACAATTACTTGGAATCAAAGAAGAGAACTCTGGGAAGTTAATTACATTCCACAAGTTCAAGATGTCATTTTTGATGGTGTCCTAGACGAACTTGGTAGTGTTCCTGCTCTATATGAAGTAGGTAAAGTAACCGACTGGTACTCACAACAGATTGCATTTGAAGGTATTCCCTGGAAGTCCTTTGGACCTCGTCCCGGAACCTCTGCTGCTGTTCAAGACCGTGGCTCGTTCGATGACGAAATGCACATGATTGTGTATGATGGATTCGGTGAAGTTACAGGTAGAAGAGGTAGTACAGTCGAACAGTATATCCTTTGTTCTAAACTCAAGAGTGCTATCACGGTTGAAGGTTCTAACAATTATTACAAGGATCTAATCAATAGAAACTCTGCTGTAATGTTCTCTAACGAACAGCTTGAGACAATTAGTGGTTCTATCAATGATAATAAGAGTGACCCTGGAACCCCTATGGGAACTGGTATCACTTGCAAACTCCTACAACCCCGTTATGGTTCTATTGACGAAGGAACACCTGCTCTAGTAGCGTCTGGTGAAACTTTTGCAAGACCTTACATACTACTTGGTGGTGATGATCAACTCACTGCATCACTTGGTGAAGTACAGGCGGCATACGAGAAGACTATTATCGAAAACGTAGACGATCTTGACTACATCATTCAGGGTCCTGCTTACGACGCTGTATTGTATGCAACGGATACGGATACTGCAAGGGTTGCTGCAGCTGTAGGTAAGTCAAACTACCTCATCTCAATCGCAGAAAGACTTAAGACTGCAATGGTCTTGATTTCTCCTCCACGTTGTTCTTCACTGGAACCAATCAACTCTGGTAAGATTACTAGTGCGGTGATTGAGTGGGCAGATCAGATTGCATCTTCTTCTTATTGTATTATTGATAGTGGTTACAAATACATGTATGACAGATTCAGCGATAAGTACAGATATGTACCTATGAATGCTGACGTCGCTGGATGTATGGCACAGACTGCCTTGTTCTCTGAACCATTCTTCTCTCCTGCTGGTATGTCCCGTGGACGTATTAAGAATGTAGTGAAGCTAGGATATGATCCATCTAAAGATCAAAGAGATCAACTTTATACTTCTAGAGTTAATCCTATTGTTACCTTCCCTGGTGAAGGAACTGTTCTATACGGTGACAAGACTTCGTTGGCATACTCCTCTGCCTTCACACGTATTAACGTTAGAAGACTATTCATCTACGCCGAGAAACAGATTGCAAAAATTGCGAAGACTGTACTATTTGAATTCAACGATGTTCCAACTCGTGTGAACTTCAAGAACAACATCAATCCCTTCTTACGTGACATCCAGTCCAAGAGAGGTGCAATTGACTTCCTCGTAGTATGTGATGAATCTAATAACACCCCTGAAGTTGTTGATCGTAACGAGTTTGTAGCTGATATTTATATCAAGCCTAATCGTTCTATCAACTTCGTTCAACTCAACTTTGTTGCTACGAAGTCGGGTATTAGTTTCAACGAGGCGATCGGCCTCAATAGAAGATTCGAAGGTCTTCAGTAATTTTCAATCTTCATAACAAGAGGTAATCCACATGGCATACACAAGTAGAAAGAGTATTGAGAACTTTAAATCAGCCCTAGCCAATGGTGGTGTAAGACCCACCATGTATGAGGTTGATATTAGTTTCCCTCAAGGTCTCGTAACAAACCAACCAGAACTTACTGAAAAAGCTAAGTTCCTAGTTAAGGCATCTACCCTACCTGGTTCACAGATAGGTGTGATTCCTGTTCCCTTCCGTGGTCGTAAACTCAAGGTGTCTGGAGACAGAAACTTTGGTGATTGGTCGACTACTATCATCAATGATACGGACTTCAAACTTCGTAAAGCAATGGAGAAGTGGGCAGAGACAATTGCAAATATGAATTTTGCGATTGGTTCAAACTCAATGGATGAGTACTTCGGTACTGCAGAGGTCAGACAACTAGATAGACTCGGACAACAGTTACGTGTCTATCAATTCAACGGTATCTGGCCACAAAATATCGCAGATATTTCATTGGCATTTGAAACCCAAGACACTATTGAAGAATACGATGTTCAGTTCTGTGTCCAGTACTGGCATGCAGCTGGTAAGAATGCAGAAACCATTGAAGGTTATAACGAATGGCAAGCACCATCCAACAACAAAGATCAAATTCTTACCTGATTTTTGTTTACAACTTACAGGGACCTCAAAGGGGGTCCCTTTTTTATTATCTAAATACATCATAAGAGATAAAAGTATTCACTGTGATTCCAGGACAAAGTGGTCGCCTTTTTGGATTTTCATACAAAAAGGATGAACTAGAAGAAATACAAAA